GCGAGGACGCGGCGCTGACGGCGTTGCTGCGCACGGCGCTGGAGACATGCGAGGGCTTCATCGGGTCCATGCCGCTAGCCGCCGAGTGCGAAGAAATGTTGCCGGCTTCGAGCACGTGGCAGACGCTGGCGACGCGCCCGGTGCGGGTAGTGAGCGGCGTGGAAGGCGTTTCCGCCGAGGGAACGCGGTTCGCGCTGGCGGCGGACACCTATGCCATCGAGCTGGACGCCGATGGCGGCGCACTGGTGCGCCTGGTGCGGCGAGACGCGGCGAAGCGCCTCATGGTGCGCTTCACGGCGGGCATGGCGGCTGACTGGGCCGACCTGCCCGAGGGCCTGCGCCACGGGGTGCTGCGGCTGGCCGCGCATCATTATCGCCAGCGCGATGCCGACGGTGCGCGAGCCATGCCGCCGGCGGCGATCGCCGCGCTGTGGCGGCCCTGGCGGCGGGTACGGGTGGCATGATCCTCCCCCAAACCATGGCTGGGCCGAATGGAAAGGCGCAATTCGCCGCGCGCCTGGCGGACAGGGCGCGGCGGATCGCCGAAGCGAGGATCGCGGCGCGATCACAGGGAGCGCACCGCTGGCGCAGAGCGGCCTTGCTGTGGCCGCTGTTCGGGAAGGAACCGTGACGATGGAAACCGAACTGCGCGCGGCGCTGACCGCCTGGCTGGCAGATGATGCCGAGCTGATGGGCCAGCTCAACGCGGTGACCGAAGAGGCGCCTTCGCGCACCGCGCCGCCGTGGCTGGGCATTGCCGCCAGCGCGAGTGCCGACTGGAGCACCAAGGACCGTGCCGGGCGCGAGATCCGCCTGGCGCTGGAGCTGCATGGGCGAGGCGACGATCCGGGCATGATGGTGGCCACGGCGCGGGCGATCGAGACCCGCGTGGAGGCCATGCCGAGAGCGCAAGCGGGGTTCGATGTGGCGAACATCGTGTTCCTGCGCGCGCGAGCGGAACAGCGGCCGGGCAACGTGAGAGCGGTGCTGATCGAGTATCGGTTTCGGGTGCTGGCGAGCGAGGCGCCTTAGATTTTTCACGCGGACGCGCGGAGACGCGGAGAAGAAGAAAGAGAAAAGAGATTCTCACGCGCCGCGCCTCCGCGTGAACTGAAAATTCCCCCAACAGGAGACACACGATGACAGCCCAGAAAGGCTCTGCCTTCCTGCTCAAAATCGGGGACGGCGCGCTGCCGCCCGTTTACCAGACAGTGGCCGGGCTCAGGACCACGCAGATGTCGATCAATGGCGATGCCGTGGTGGTGACGCACAAGGAATCGGGCGGCTGGCGCGAGCTGCTGTCGGGCGCGGGTACGCGGTCGGTTTCAGTGAGCGCGGCGGGGATCTTCCTGGGCAGCGCGGCCGAGGCGGCGGTGCGCGGCCATGCGCTCACCGGGACGATCGCGGATTACGAGTTGTCGTTCGAGGACGGCGAGAGGTTGCGCGGTGCGTTCCTGGTGCAGCGGCTGGACTATGCCGGCGATTTCAACGGCGAGCGGAATTATACGCTGCAGCTCGAAAGCTCCGGCCCGGTGATGCCGGCATGAACCCCGCGCGCGGTGAGGCGTCGCTTCATGCCGCCGGGCGGGAATATGTCCTGCGGCCCAGCTTTTCGGCCTTGGTGGCGGCCGAGCAGGAACTCGGCTCGCTCTATGCGCTGGTCGAGCGGGCCAGCGAGGGACGCCTGCGACTTGCTGAGGTGGCCGCGCTGTTCTGGCATTGCCTGGCCCAGCCGGAGGCTCTGACCCGCGACGAGGTGGGCGAGGCGGTGCTGGGCCTTGGTCTGGCCCAGTGCGCCGCGCCGCTGCGCTGCCTGCTGGGGCAAATCCTGCAGGGCCGCGCGGCAAGCCGGGGATGAGCGGGGCCGCCTTCGCCGATGCGGCGCGCCGGCTTGCCGGCCTCATGCCCCGGCTGCTGGGCTGGCGGCCGGACGACTTCTGGAACTGCACGCCGGCCGAGCTGGCGGCGATCATGTCCACCGATGACGGGGGCAGCGCGCCGCTGAGCCGGGCGGATATGATCGCCCTGATGGAGCGCGAGCGCGATGGATGACGAAATCGAGACCCTGCTGGTGGACGTGCGGGCCAGCACGACGGGGTTCAAAAGCGATATCGAGACGATGCGGGCGACGCTCGATTCGACGCTCGTGACCGGGTTCGCCGCCGCCGGCAGCGTGCTCGAACGCGGGCTGCTTTCGGCCATCCGGCGGGGCAGCCTGGGGTTTGAGGACCTGAAGCGCGTGGCGCTGGCCACCATGGACCGGATCGCGGCGCAGGCCGTGCAAAGCGGGATCGGCAGCTTGCTGGCCGGACCGGCGAAAACGAGCGGGTTGGGCTCTCTGTTGAGCGGCGTGGCGGGCGCGCTGCTGGGCCTGCCGGGCCGTGCGACCGGCGGGCCGGTTTCGCCCGGCGCGGCCTATCGCGTGGGCGAGCGCGGGCCGGAGCTGTTCGTGCCGACTTCGGCAGGGCGGATCGAGCCGGCGGCGACAGCGGCGGCGCGGGACGTGCGAGTGTCGATCCAGGTCGCGCAGCCGCGAGGGGCCGACGCGCCCGTGGCGCTGCGGCGATCCGCGCGGCAGGTGGCCAGTTCGGTACGCCGGGCCTTGCGGGAGTTCTAGGCGCTCGCAGAGGCGCGGAGGCGCAGAGACATTGTGCCTGCGGCGACGCCGCTTTCAATTCTACGTTTGCGGCAGCGTGAAGCTTGAGGAAATAAGGCGGCTTCGCCGCGAGTATCGGCCTCTCTGCGCCTCCGCGCCTCTGCGAGCGCCTCAATCACATCGGGAGACCCACGATGCCTTTCTGGCTGGCCCGCGAGCGCGACGGGCAGGACTTTGATTATATCCAGCGGTTCGATCCGCGGTTCTGGACAGTGGATTTTCCGCGCCCGGCGATGGCCTCGGTGGTGACGACCGGCGCGGATGCGCTGCGGGTGGAGCTGGAGTTCCACCACGCGAACGCGCTGGTCGGGCTGATCTGGGCCAGCGAGGATCGGCTGGATCATCCCCTGCTCGCCTATGAAACGCGGCGCGATTATGCGCGCACGACGCTGAGCTTCCACTGGCGCTCTGGCGGCGTGCTGACGCTGGACGCGGTGCATGGGCCGACGCTGACGATCGAAGGCCGCGACGCGGCAGGCGCGCCGCGCAGCTGGTTCGTGCGGCTGTGGAACTATGCGCAGGGCTTGCCCAACGACGCGCGGGTGACGCTGCCGTTCTCGGCGCTGAAAGGCGGCTGGGAGGCGGACGACCCAGTCTATCCGTCGGACATCGACCGGATGTTCATCTCGATCGCGCCGCCAGACTACGACCCGGCGAGCGAGGCGCTGCTGCCGGCGAGCGCGGACGGCTGGGTGGAGCTGAGCGGGATTACCTGTTCCGGCGGGAACGCGATGCTGGAGATCGGCGACGTGCTGGTGCCGCCGCATGATCTACACATGGCGACGGCCTATGACGACAACTACAACCAGACGCCCGCGCGATTGCTGCGGAATATCCGCGCGCTGGGCTATCGCGGCGCGCTGATCCACTATGTGGGCATGAGCCATTATTACCGGCTCGCGCGTCAGGCGGACGGAAGCCTGCTGGTGGCCGAACCAGCGCGGCTGTGCGGGCCGGCCGAGCGGTGGCACGCGGATTACTTCGCGCTGTGCGCGGCGCAGGGCTATCACCCGATCGCCTCGCTATCCTATGAATTGTTCGCCGAGCATTGCCCGGCCGCCTGGCAGCAGCGCTTCGCCGATGGATCGCCGGCGCTGACCGGGTGGGCGCCGCCATCCACGCTGCTTTCGCCGGCCAAGGCCGAGGCGATGGAATACCTGCGGGCGATCGCCGGCGAGATCGTCCGCCTGATCGAAGCCGCCGGCCTGCCGGTGCAGTTCCAGATCGGCGAGCCGTGGTGGTGGACCACGGCAGACGGCAGAATCGCGCTATACGACGCGGCGGCGCGGGCGCTGTTCGGCGGCGATCCGCCGGAGATCGGCGACTTGCGCCAGCCACTGGACCCGGAACAACTGGCGCTGCTGGACCAGGCGGGCGCGGCGCTGGCGGCTTCGACCGAAGCGCTGCGTGACGCGGTGAGAGCGGCGGCTTCAGGCCCAGCGGAGGTCTTGCTGCTGCTGTTCACGCCGACCGCGCTCGATCCGGCGATGCCGGAGCTGGCCCGCGCCCTCGTGCCGCAGGGCTGGGCCTGGCCGGCTTACGACCGCTTGCAGCTGGAGGATTACGACTGGCTGACGGCGGGCGCCGAAGCACGCCGCCGCGCCGGCTATGCCATGATGCAGCAGCGGCTGGGCTATCCGCTGGCGCGGCAGGACTATCTGGCGGGCTTCGTGCTGAATGCCGGCGATGCCGACCCTTATTGGCGCCGAATAGATGCAGGGGTGGAGGAAGCGGCGACTCGCGGGGTGGCGCGCCGTTTCGTCTGGGCCCTGCCGCAGGTGTGCCGCGATGGCTTCACCCAGTTGCCCGTTTCCGGAGGGGATGACATGCAGGCTTTCGACGATGTGCTCTACCCGCTTGCCCTGGGGCGTGACGCCGGGGTGAGCGCGGAATTCTCCACCTCGATCGCGGTGACCGCTTCGGGCCACGAGCGGCGCGGCAGCCACTGGAGCGACGCGCGGCTGCATTTCGACGTCGGGCCGGGAATCCGCTCGGAAGCGGAACTGGGCACGCTGATCGCCTTCTTCCGCGCCCGGCGCGGGGCGGCGCGCGCTTTCCGCCTGCGCGATCCGTTCGATTTCAGCTCCAACGGCATGACCGGGACGCCGACCCCGGCCGATCAGCTGCTGGGCGCGGGCGATGGGCTGACGGCGCGCTTCCGCCTGTGCAAGCGCTATGACGGGCCGGAGCCGCAGGTCCGATGGATCACCCGGCCTCGGCCCGGAAGCGTGACGGTTTCGGTGGGCGGAATGCCGGCCAGCGGCTGGGTCCTGGAAGATGGCGGCTGGATCGCCCTGGCCGAAGCACCGCCCATCGGCGCGGAGGTGCGCGCCGGGTTCCTGTTCGATGTGCCGGTGCGCTTCGCAGCCGATCGGCTGGACGTGACCGGGGCGGACTTCGCGGCCGGCGAAGCGCCCTCCGTGCCCCTGGTCGAAGTGCGGGAAGCGGCATGAGCCGGGTCTATGGCCGCGAAGCGCTGGAAGCACTGGCGAGCTTCTGGCGCGTGCGGCGGCGCGACGGGGTGACGCTGGGGTTCATCAGCCACGACCGCGACCTGTGGTTCGGCGGCATGCTGCATCGCGCCGCGCCGGGCATGGTGCCGAGCGCGGTGCGG